TACTATCTATACAGTTGAGCCAAGCGAAAAACTAAGCAAAACATCAACTTTTTTGCAAAAAATGCCGTAAGCATGTGGTTTTCAGACCAAAACACCTATTTTAAGTTTGGTCGGTCGGTGCAAAGTCGGTGTCGATTAGCTGGATTTACTAAAAATCTACTATCACTCTTTGTTTCGATATTCCTTTTAAACTGAAGAAGAAATTGCTATATAATATAATATATCTTCGATGAGTCCGTTTTATATATAACGGATTACATGAAGCATATATTATATAATGCCTCAATTCTGTGTGTGTTATTAATATAGTATCAACTAGGGCGTTTCACTAAAGAAAATTAGAGAAATGACCAAAAAAAAATTGTCTCATCGCGAAAGTAAACAGGCTATCCAGCAAATAATTGGATGGACTCCCCCTGCTTTTCATCAGGCGTCGGAATGCTACGTATCCTTCAAGGCATTCGATCCTTGTATCAATACAATGCGCCTGAAGAAGATTATGCTTAACCATATTAAAGGAAAGCGAAATCAAAGAGCTTACGGAGAAGAACTCGTTAAGCGTCTTACCCAGAAGCTTCTTGACGGATGGAATCCATGGATCGAAGAGTCATACCCAGAGGAGTATGCTTTATTTAGTGACGTGTGCGATAAATATAAAACATATCTCGCCAAAATTACTAAAGAAGGTGGTATAAAGCCTGGAACCAAATGCAATTACGAGTGCAAATTGTCGTTTATGCTCAAGTGGGTAGAGAAAGATAAGAGGATTACTTATATCTATCAATTTAACAAGAAGTTTGTGTGCGATTTTTTAGATTACGTTCTCGTTGAAAGAAATAATACCTTGCGAACGAGAAATAACTATATTGGTTGGCTGAAATCGTTTTCCGGCTATCTCATAGAGAGAGGGTATGTCCAGAAGGATCCGACTGAAGGCGTTAACGCCTCCACAAAACTGGGTCCGAAGAATCGAAGTGTCATACCAAATGACGTACTATTGCAAATTAAGTCATATCTAGAGAAGGAGAATAAGCACTTTCTTTTAGCCTGTTATATCCTTCACTACTTGTTTGTTCGTCCTCACGAGATGACTTTTCTGAAAATCAAGGATATATCTAGGGAAAAGAAGACATTAACTCTTAATGGCGCATATACTAAAAATGGGCATGATGCCATCGTTACTATCCCGAATCATGTCATCGCATTGATGGAAGAATTGGATATTTTTTCAGCGCCGCCCAACTTCTATCTTTTCGGGAAAAAGTTCCGCCCGGGAATGACGCCGATACTGGCTGAAAGATTCTCTAGATTTTGGGTCGACAATGTAAAAAAGACGTTGGGATTAAGTGATTTCTATAAATTCTACAGCCTGAAGGATACGGGAATCACTAATATGATTAAAGCAAAAACCGATCTACTTACGGTAAGAGATCAAGCCAGACACTCGTCAGTGAAGGTTACAAACATCTACACCCCTCAGGATTGCAAAGAAGCGAATCGTGATCTTATAGGGTATGAAGGCGTATTTTAATATAATGATTGTAGGAGATTTTTCTCCTACAATCCTACTTTCCTACAAATCACGCGGATAGCACTCTACATGTATGCGCCCATCGATGATGTACATCTCAAGTTCGTAACCTTCGTCGAGCATTTTTGAAATTTCATTTTCCGTTGGAATATCATATGATGTAAAAACATCAAAGAAACCTGCTACCTCAGCCCGATCTCGTATTATGATACGTTTAGAGTTCTCTTGCAAGAACTTCTTGGGCTATCTGCTTGGCTTGTATTCTCCAGGCCTGATAAGCATCGAACTCTGCTTCGTGGCTCTTATCTCCATCTCCTCGATTGGCCAAGATTGCCTCTACCTGATTCTGGCTGTATTTGGTTCGTACCAAACCTGCCGTGAAATCACCGTAAGTAGCAGACTTTGCCTTAATCTTGGTAGAACCATCGGCTTCATCACCTTCGTAACTGAAGGCGGTTTTACCCGAATCTGAAGCTTCAGATTTTGTATCTGAAGTACCGGAAGTCTCGGGATGATAGTTTTCTACTTTCTGCTCACCAATGTAAAGCAGGAAATGGTCATCGTCAAATCTGACGTAACTTTTGCGAGATAAATATACCTTTTTCATCGTTAAGTAAATTTATAAAACTTCTTTTTAAACTTGTTGTGCAGTTCTGCGACAACGGTGGAGAATGGAAGTTCATCACGACAGAAGTCATTTAGGGCTTGATCTATGAGAATCTTGGAACCTGTATATAGATAGTGCTCTACAGTTTGCCAGACCTCGCTCTCTCCTTCAAAATGGTCGATGATACGATAGCGCAGTGAGAGACGTTTCTTAGGCATCTCTTTGCTGACCAAATGAGTGCTGCCATCGGCAGCGGTCTCTTCTACCTGTACGACCTCTTTTTCTATGACAGAGTCGTCAACCTTGTAATCAATCACTTGGATGAGGAATTTGTTCTCATCTTGTCCCTCATGGCAGATAATGTCCTCAATGGACTGCTGCTGTGATTTTTGCATTCCCTCGAAAGGCACACGAGATTTGCGAGCCTTAACGAGTTTTCCGAATCTTTCCATACCGATTTTTTTATATAAGTTTTTTGAATTGGCGTGAATTCCTAACCCAAGGCGTGAAGCTGCCTTGAGCTCTATTTGTCTCTGTGTAAACCCATGTTTGCGAAGATTAGCCACCTGCTTGCAGAGATCATGCTTAAACCGTTTTCGCAAGAGTGCGTGGTCGGCATAGATGACCTGCCCACAAAAATCTATACCATCGCAAGTTCGATGGATTCCCCACGACTTGTTTATTGAGAGATGCCAATCACGAGCTAGGTGCATGACAGCTAACTCCGCCATCAGACGCAGGAAAACTTTGTCTTCATGGAGAATATAGATGTTATCCATGAAACGATAATAATGATGGAGTCCATGGCGGCAGAACTTTTCGAAACGCTCATTAAGAAAGCTGACCCCCCCACATAGTAGTTGAGCCTGTTGCTGAGTGCGACAGGTAACAAGCATGTCGCTCACATAGCGAGCTTGCCAATAGTGGAATTTTTCAGGGTCGTCGATGATATCGAAGCATCTGAGTGCCAGATAGTCGAACCGGGCGAGAAAGAGCTGACCCAGTAGCTGGGCTAGTTTTACTCCAAGTACGATTCCTGGGTTGAACGAGTCAACTACCTCATCTATAAAGGAGAGGAGTTTTCTGTCTTTAATCTTGCGGCGATATTCACTCTTAAGCAAGTTGTGATCTATACACTGAAAATAGTGGTGAATATCCATAGGAAGGCAATAAAATGTATCTTGCTGTGGAGAGTTGAATATATCTCTCTTGACAAGATTGTAGAAATAGTGAGTGCCCTTGCCCTTAGAACCTGCTGGGCAATGGTAGTAGATGGTGTTACGTATATCATCCTCTACAGGATTGAGGGCTGCGTGTTGCATGACATGATCTATGACTGGCAACTTGTTAAGCTGGCGATGCTTCGGGTATTCTATATCCTTAGATACATACCCTGATGTATGCCAAGTCTGGGCTGCATATGCTTCAAGCATACGCTCTATGTTATGATCTAGATTGGCATCAAATTTCTGCACACCCCTGCGAGACATCTTTTGTCGGGCATAATTATAGAAAGCCCGACGAAAGTTGTCATTTGTCTCGACTTGTGGAGAAATGTTACCAAATCTTTTCATAAGCGGTGTAATGTCTGTGTAATTGTGTGAAACTGTGTAATGTCTGTTGTCTGCTATTTTTTTATCCTATAACCTTCGACCGGATGACCCTATTGTCATCATCTACCAGCTAGATGAACTATGTGTATGTTTCGCCATGGGGCGAGGTCTGACCCTGTTGTCTCGAACGGAGAGCAAACACCCCGTATTGAGATATGTTAAAGTTGAGAGCGGCGCCGTAGTTCACGTTGGCATTCGAGACATCATTGTTATCGTTGAGCGTCGAAAGACCGCATTGACCACCATTGTTAACACTACCACCACGAAGGCAGAGACGGAAACCAGCACCTAGGGTCACAACCTGGTATTATTATGAATACCGCTGCAAAGATACTAAAAATAATCGGTATGGAAGTATGTCAAAGAACTTTTTTCTATTTTTTTTATCGCCGACCGCCAAAGGCGGTTATTGAAGCGAGCAGAGCTCGCTGGGTGCTTCGGCTTCGCCGTGTGTACTCAGGTCTCTTATGTACACCCAGTAATCTTATGTACACCCAGCAAACTCATGAAATCTTTAGGCCGCCACGTACACTGGTTCGACTGGCCACTCCTCTACTGCTTCGCAGAGAGCGGCGCCGTAGTTCACGTGGGCATGCGAGACATCATCGTAATCGAAGAGCGCCGAAAGACCGCATGGACCACCATAGTAAACACTACCACCACGAAGGCAGAGACGGAAACCGCTTGTTGCGCCGGACGTATTCCAATAATAAGCACACCAGTAGGTAGTCTGGCTGCCTCCGACGGCCGTTGGAAAATTCTCCAGGTTGTCCATGGAGAGCATGGTCGCCCATCCTTCACCTTTTTTGACGGAGGTGCTGTAGGCCTTCATACCCGTCTCGTTGCCGATTGTCCATGTGCCATAGATAGATGGTGCCACGAGGTGGGTGACTGTCGTATCTTCGTTGGCCCTTACGAACTCATCATCCATATGATACCAGAGATGACCGTAAGAGTTTTTAAGACCGAAGAAGGAGTTGACCTTGGCCGCATACCAGGTAGAGCCGTCATCGTTGAGTACATTGACGGTAGTCTCTCCGCAGCTATCGCCCAGGTCGAGACCGGCATCCATCGGGACGATCGGGCGGCAGCCGTTGTAGCTATTCCACGCACTCCAGTCTTTTTGTGTCACGCCAGGACCAAGACCACCCTGATAGAGTCCGTTTGCATCTCGCTTTGTGTTGACTGCCGCCTGTGCGTAGTGGGTGCCGAAGATAACCCCGAAGAGCGCAGCGGTCACGGCGAAGTGGCGCATCGAGGAACAGAGCCACCCCGTGCCGTTCTTTCTGGCCGCAGCTCGCCAGTACTCTGTGCTTTGGTTGCAGGCTGGCTTGCCGAGGAACGAGCGGTTGGTGTTGTCGAGGGTGGCATCGTTATTGCCACCTCTGTAGTCTGCGCCTGTATTAAGGAAGCTAACCAGACGACCTGTGCTGCGCTCTAAAGTGGCATGGCCAGATGCAGAACGTGATCCGATAGGGATTGTGTAGTTATATTCGCCTTTGATTGGAGTAAGTCCAACCTTCATATAGAACAAGCGGCCTACGGTCTTGAATACCAGATAGAACTTACGGTTCCATCCCCACTGGTAATGTCCCTCTGATCCGTCTAACTTTGCAGCCTCTCCTGTGGCATATTTGTGATGATCTTTGGAGTCGAGTTTTCGGCGGCTATGGTCATTCTTGACCAGGTAGCAACCGAGACCAAGCTGAATTGGCAGCTCTCTCAAGAGCTCAAGCGATCCCACATAGGTTGCTGCCTGAGGGGTTGCGTTGTCTAGATTCCAGACACGCCCGCACCAAAGATTCTGTCCCATATCTACAGCGTCTTTGAGCGACATCTGCTGTGCCGTGCCCGTCTTTCTATCGTAGACCTCAATCTGTTTGTCTGTCGAGGAAGTGTCGGCAGCAGGGAGGTCTGCCACCTGCTGCGCCCCGTCGAAGGCTGCGATGATAGCCTTGACCTTAGCCTCTTCTTCTGATGTTAATGCCATAATTAAACTGTATTTAATTGATTAAACAATGTGATTTAAATGATGCGTAATGATGAGCCCACCTTGCGTAGCTTTCCCGATGCCGACAGGCGAAGGCGTGGCTGGTGTATAGTGATGCTCACCTCTTGCCAAAGCGGTGTGTTAGCTGTGGGGATGACCCAGAACTTGGTCGTGCCCTCGCCCTTGACGATGAGGTTGCCGCTTGGGTCTGCCACCAGCGAGTCGCCCTCGGCACGCTGGAAGAGCACGCTCTGAGGGAGGTAGCTCGGTATGAGTTGGGCTGTGATGCGCTGTGCCACCTTGTTGCGTAGGCTTATCTCCGGGAGATAGGTCAGGTTCATACGCGATGGTGCGATGAAGCCTGTGGCTATCTGACCTGCCAATCCATCCATTTGTGCAATCTTGGCATCGGCTCGTTTGGCGGCAGCATCTGCCTCAGTAGCCTTTGTCTCAGCTAGAGCTGCTTGTGCTGCTGCAGCTGTAGCCTGCTCTTGTGCAGTATTGGCTGCACTCTGAGCGAGATTTGCTGCCTTGTTGGCATCGTCGGCTGCACTCTGTGCCTTGATGGTTGGTGTCTTATCGAGCCATCTGCGCCATTTGGTGTTTGTATCCGAAGGAGTTGTTGTGTTACCATCCTCCAGTGACGCATAGACTCCTGTAGATGTATGAACTATATCCCCTTCATCGTAGCCCCTAATAGTCTGTCCATCCTCTTCATATGAGTAGTCCGACTTCCAGGTACCTTGATCGGTGAAGGCGACATTACCAACAACAATGATATTTGTATTATCTGCCATATATTTATTAAACTTTAATGACTAACTTGTTTCTACGCTTGACAACATGTTCTGCGACATGGCTTCCGTAATCAATCATAAGTAACTTGTTACGATGCTGGCGGAATGACGGATACATAGCGCCGCCTCGAGCAATGACACCCGTATCGACATATTCATGCTTGGAGAGGTCCCATTGCCACCAGTTTCCGTTGCTTCCCATTTTGGGTGGATGATCGTTCATTTCCTTAGCGAGGTCGGTCTGCGTCTTTGAGTTGGTAATGGCGGCGGAGGTATCCTGCTGTCGCTTGGTTTCTGCCGTCTTGCGTGCCGTCTCGTTATTATTGCGAGTAGTTTCGGCGTTCTGACGTGCGGTTTCGTTGCTATTACGAGTATTTTCAGCCTTCACTCGGTCAGCTTCGCCCTGCGTTACCTTGGTATAAGCCGCGGCAAGAGCTTCCAGGTCTGGGTCTATATCGGTATAGGCTACTACCTGAGACCACGTTTTGCCATTATCATAGCTCACCTCGATACCCATCGTGCCGCCACGAAACTGAGGGGTCTTTCCCTCGGCTACTACACCGAGATCTTCGCCACCTATCTCCCAATGGCCGTTGCTGTTGATTGCTGGCTTAATACCTGCGATCAGATAAGCCCTTGCGAACTCGGCAGGTATCTTAACCTGCGAGCCGTTAGCCATGTAGATCCAGAAGAAGTCGGTACTCACCACTAGGCGAGACGCCGTATTCAGCTGGCTGGCTACGTCGTTGATGTTTACTGCTGCCATAATACTATTCTGGTTTTATCTGCTTCATAACTCCTTCGCCTGCAGCCGGGGTAAGCAGTTGCTCGGCTACACGACTTATGATTTCCTTCTCGCTATCGTCAATCTCCACCTCGCCCTGCGTTTCGTAGAGTTTATGGGCGAGCACGGAGCAGGCTAATCCCTGCCCGCGCTCATAGATGACGTTAGCTATCTCCTTGCGCATATCCATTACTGCGCATTGTGTCTTACTGAGGTCAGTAAAGACCTCTACTCTTTCTAGATTTATCTTCATATTTTTATGTTTTGTTAATGATATATATACTGCAACTGCCAATTATATCCATCCCAGACCAGAATATTAAACTGCCCGACATCATCAGAATAAAACTTATCTGATGTTGTATGTATCTTGCCGCAGCAATACAGTCTTCTGCCTGAAACAACAGGGTCGAAATATATCCTGCTATTACCCTGTACGACTATCAGCATCTGACCCACCATAGGAGTCTTCGGAAGTTTTACGTCCACCTCGCTGCTGTTAACCATAACCAGGATACCTACTCTATTGTTATCAATAGCAGTCTGTTCTTTCTGTGTCACAGAACCAGTTCGAATCACATTCTGCGCGATACATCCCAGAAGATTACCGCCAATGCTACGTATGCCGATGCCTTCGTCTGTATCAACATGTAAAGCTGCGTAATCAGGATTATTCACTGGATTTCTTGCGCTAACAGAGCTGTTCAGGTTCAATCCGTTACTAAGTTTGCGAACTATCATCGTTGCATTAGCGACATTAGAAGATCCTGTCTGGCCAGATGCACGATCTCCATACATATCACATGTCGTTTGCCAATAATTGGTAAGAGGATTTAGTAACGCAGCCTTACCGACGCATACCTCTCCATACCCATTATTATAGTATCCATTCCAGAACGATGATTGTTCCAGTACCGTACCCATATATAGAACATTCTGATAATAAGTACCAATACTAAGCCCAGATTCTGTAATATTCAGACCTCCAATAGTTCCTGAAGTTGCATAAATCGTTCCTGTAATCACGGCATCCTTTGCTGTCAGCTTACCACCTCTAGTTATAGAAGTAGTAGCCTTGCTGCCTTCAGCACCGCCTATCCAGAACGCATAATCCGCATTATCCTTCACCCACCGGAACGAGCCAAAGATATTGTTGCCCTCCATCAGGTTGAACTGCTGGCCCTGAGCAAACTTCAGAACCGCATTCTTTCCCACGATAAGAGGACAATACATAGGACCGGCATCACTCAGTTTTGTCCATAGCTTATTGTTGTTAGAGTCAACTGCTGAAGGGTCGAAGGAACTGCCCGTAGCCGTATGCGTAACGTTGCATTGATAGACAGACCAGCCATCGTTAGCATTACTATCCTCGATGTAAATCAGGTCGATATACTTCTGTTCCTGGGTCAGGGCAGAATCATTATGGTAGGTTGCCCCACTCTTCCATCCTTCGGAATTCCGGACGATGCAGCCGTTCTTACCCATCTTTCCGGCTTCGGCAAAGTTGGCTACCACAACAGGCTGACTCCAATCGTCCTGAACAGAGTCAGTACCATGTTTTCCTGCACGAACAGACTCCCAGATGAACCGGTTTATAGACGATACAGTCAGCCGTTTTGCCGTCCATCCTCCCTGCAAGATACCATTTGTACGGTAAGGCTTGGCTGGCACCGCCGTATCGTTAGCGGTAGCGATATAGGCGCGCTCCATAACGATGGCTTCAGCCTGCATCGGCATCGCCTTACTCCAGGTTATGTTGCCTACGGCATCTACGTTTCCGTCGGTACGCCACAAACTCTCAGTAAGAGCTATCATCGATTGCCAGGCAAAGAGACCATAGTCGCCGTAGCTGTCTGTGCCGCCATCCTTGAGATATCCGATAAAGAAATAATATTCTCCAGCATCAGGCATGGATAATTTAGCAACATGGCTCTGGCCATTTCCGCTTACTACATAGGCATGCTTCGATCTGTTGAGATATTCGCTATCTTCCTTTATCTGATTGCCATCGCTATTGATAACCTCAGACGGCAGATAGAGACGGGAGATACATACCAGGTCGCAGTTAGCTTCAGAGTAAGACTTCAGCATCACTCTGAGATAGCTATCTCTGAAGTGGTTGACAACCTTAATACGACGTATGCACTTGCCGTTGTTACCCAGAGAGGAAGGAGTCTTATAGAAAGTTTTCTTCTGCTTGATACCATCTAACAGAATTTCACTTTCTTCTGTTCCCCATGCGTTAGTACTGCTGTTGTACCGGTCGATAATCTCATCTGTTGTAATCTTGCCTCCCAGCACGATACTCTTACCTCCCGTAGCAGGAGCCGCCTTCGTCCAGCCGCTGCCAATATTATCCTGCGCTTTATCATAGTCGGCAAGCGTTTTCAGGATAGGAAGGGCTGATGGTTCTGAAGCTGAAGACTGATAGCCTACGATGAGACCAACGCCATCCTTACCATTCTCACCATCCTTCGCTTTATACCCTCCGCATGAGAAGTTTATAATTTCGTCCCCGTCCGTAAACCATGTTATTTTCATTATCCACAGCCACGGAGTGGCATCATTAAAGGCAATTTTATTGAAGTCTTGACTGCCATTTTTTCTGAATTCGGTCGGATCCCTGTTTACTTCAGAACTATTTCCAGCATAATACCAGGTTTCAATGCTTGAAATGGTCTTCGGGTAACGGTTGAAGAGCTTAGGTTCAGAGAAAGTGCCATCCGCTCCTACCTCTCCCGTCTTGTATGCTACATATACATACTGCTTCTCCCGAGTCGGCTCCATCGGATCATCCTGCCACCCCATAGGCTGCAAAACGCCATTCCGACGATAAGGCTGTGTAATGAAATTCGATTCAGACTGATCGGAGAGATAATAGATATACTCATATCCATCACCATCTGCACCACAGGTGAGTATCGGAACGCTTTCTTTATCCAGCACATTTCCGGAAGCATCGTATAGAGCGAACACTACCTGACGGGCATCACTCTGCACAGATACCTCTGCGCCTATCTCTATGTCGGTATCAGGAGTATCAGTAGTTCCATGCTTCAGATGATACCCTGCCGGTAATTCTGTCAGCTTATATCTCTTGTCGTCGGATGATGTTGCCCATATATCGCATGAGATACTTTCTGTACTCATATTACCCTGATTGTCTATAATCACGCTATCGGCAGATGGTATCAGCTCGTAGATTACGGTATCAGACGATTTCAAAATGGTAAGCTCTCGGGTATACTCGTAGCTGGCTCCAGCATATTTGCCCACAACCGTGATATTCATCTTCGTAATCTGGTCGAGCGTATCGGCAGTAAGATTATCAGCATCAATGGTGATTATCTTTGCCTTGCCGTCAATGCTCATCGAAGTCTTTAAACCTGCTACACTAGAGATATTGAGCGAGGATATCGCCCATGGTTCGTTATGATACATGAGGGAAACCTTGGTCTTGATAGGGAAACCTATATACTTACCGGCTCTGGTATTCCATGCCACCGATGCACTCTCATTGCTCAGATCGCACACCATAAAAGGAAGGCTGTCGTGCTGGATGCGGATAGGCATCTGCACCGTTTTCGATGTTTTTCCCTCCAGTTCTACGACGATGGTCACCATCGCATCCGACATTTTGCGCATAGCTGCGTAATCGAAATTTGTATCATCTGCAGTACCGGAAACGCCATCCTTAATGTTCTTGATTCCCTTGATGAAAACGGTAGAGTTATTCACCTCTACGTCGCAATCATCGCTTACCACATGCAAGCGATAATGGCCTTCTGTCACGTTCTCGCTATTCGCATCCTCCTCAAGTAGGATATCCATACCCTTACGTACGAAGACGGCCGTAGAGATGCGGTACTGCTTGGTAGCCTTGCCCTCATCCTGAGTATAGAGACCATTAATAACATTACCCATATCATCTACCGTGACGACGCTCTGATACTGCGAGAGACTCACATCATAAGCCTTCGCCTCGTTCTTCAGATCATCAAGACCGAGAATATCACCCAGATACTCCACGTTGCCGCCGAAGTATACGTTATCCTGTACGAAGATACCATTGCCTGAAGGATGGATATACGATCCGTTTCTTCGCTGGATAGCAAGCCCCTCGAGCCATCCATAACGACATACGCGGTTCTGAGGATATATTTCCCAGTTGCATACGCCATCCAGCACCTCGATATAGCTGTTTCCCCTTGAGGAGAAATACATGCTGCTCTGGCGCTTGTCATCGACGAAACTACCATACTGGGCAAAATCCATATAGGCACAAGGATCCGGAGTCGCCTCCGAACGTTTACCATATTCGAACACGAACTTACCCTTCTCGCTAGTGATGATTTTCTTCACGTAGAAGTAAGTAGTGAAGAAACCTTTATGCAGAACGAAGTTGCAATCATCCAACGCACCTTCAGTATTTTTATCCGCACCATGGGCGTTATCAATATCGGCATAGATACCACGACAGATATCTCCCACCTGCAGGGAACCGTAATCATTCCCCTCCAGATGAAGAGAGATGATGTGTTTCTTGGTATCTACACTCTCGATGGTTCCATAGCCGTTGGTATTCCATTGCTCCGCTTTGGTCACAGAGATTTCGTTGAAGACGAACTTAGGAGCAGAGATAAACTGGCGGACGAACAGGCTGTTCATTTCTGCATCGCCATTATTGTCGATGCTTGCGCCGGAGCCATAGATTCCGGAAACGAAATTGTATGTCATGAAGGCATAGAGTTTCGCTAATCCCTCGCCAGTTATCTGACTCTTTCCGTCTCCAAGCTTCAATCCTTTCAGCAGGGATATCACATCCTCAAAGGTAATCTTACCTTTGGCGGTATCATCTATATCCTTGCGCAGCATCTTCTTTTCGAGCGCGCCTCCAGGAGTACAGTCGTCTGCCATACCTGCCTTTATTCTGTCGCCCTGGTACAGGATATAACCGTAATCATAAGACAGTCCGTTCAACACTTCGATGTTGAAGTGCTGATGGCCGATACCTCCTCCACCACTATATCGGTCACTCAGAGTGCTTGCAAAATAGCTGAAGAGAGCGTCTGCAGTAGTAACACCCCATGCTTCTGAATAGGGCTCCTGAACCGGGAAGAGCACCCCTCCACTCAGCAGCTGACGTGGGAACTCAACTAAGCGAGGGGCGATAGTAAAATTTCCGATTTCGGGTAGATGGATATCCATCTGTTTGAAATCGCTGGCATCTGACCTTGTGAGGTTCAGATACGGACGGGCATCTGAATATTTATAAGTGAAAGTATAGTCTGAAGGCAGCTCCTTCGCCTCGTAGTTCACGTCACTATCGGTAACGGTTATCTTACGAAGAGAATTGCCATGGTAAACATACTTACCCAGAGACGGGAAGAAATCGAGCATCCACAGGCGCTCCTTCTTGTCCAGGAACCCGGTGTTCTTCTTAAACTTGCGGGTGGTATCTACGCGATATTCCTCAGAGTCTTCCTCTATTTCTGCCACATTGTGGGTATGTTCTGCAGTATTTTCGCTGTTGCCGTAAGCGCGGAAACAGTCTACACCTCCCAACGAATTTTCGAAGAGGAACCACTCTTCCTCCTCGCTCTTCATATCGCTGGCATAGTATTGCTGTACGTAGGTAACCCGCTTCCCGTCCTGTTCTACCCAGATATCGTAATAAGATGGCTGGATAGAACCGCCTATCTTCTTGGCGATAATGGCGTATTGTACCGGCACGGTATAAACGGTTCCGGCATTCATATGGCTCATCAGTACCACTTCTTTCTCTTCGTAGGCGGTCCCATTCCACATGTATGCCTTGCATTTCATCACGCTGGTGGCAGTTGCGTAATAGGTAAGAAATTCCGGAGAATAATAGGTTACTGCCTTCACCTGCGGCTGCCAGGTGAGGAAATTGTTTTTCAGAAAATTGGTAGCTGAATCCGATAGTCTGTCCACACCGGCACGTATCACGGAGAAGGTGAATTCCTTCTTGCTGCCTTCGCTGCCAACCTCGTAAAGTGTCGCCACAAAGGATTTCATGATGTTCGGCTGAGCATAAGGTTCACTACTGTCCTTTACCTCAAAGCTGAGAAGAGGAAGGATGATATCCTTGACGGATAACGTAATCCGGTTCTTATCGTTCGGCGTATAAGTGTGCTGAACGATGTTTGCGCTTGAGCCTTTATAGCGTAGAGCGAAAACCACATCAGCCTTCGAGGTACTGAATATCTCAAAGGCATTCATGGAGCCTACCATGCTCAGAGCATCTGGATATAATAAAACCTGTATCATCTTAAAATTGCTTTGATTATATTGCAAAGGTAAGATAATACAGGTATATAACAAAGGACAATATCCTACGAAATCGGTATACATTCCAGCCAGACGGTCGTGCAATGGTATACCCATTTACTGTGACGGAACATCGTTGCGTGTCGGGTTTTCTGGCTCACGTATGATTTCTGCAGGCCGTATTTTTTGCCAACATACTCAGCTGAAGGGAGAGGAGGATAAATGATCTTGAAGGTACGGTCCTGGTCGTTACCTGATTTTTTATAGTCATTCTCTGAAACCTCTACTGTCTCTTCGAATCCAAGCCACTGGTACTTGCAGGTCATTGCCGGCATCATATCTTCCAGACTCTCTGCCTCGTTAACAGGAGTAGTGAGAGCGATGGTTCTGAGCTCGCTTTCCGTTGGTTCGCTCTTTCCTCCGAGGGTAAACTTCAGCTTGTTGAAGAAGAAACTTACGCCTCTAATCACAACCTTCGCATAAGAAGGAAGGTTCTGCTTCTGCGACTGGGAGAGGAGCAGTTTTACCTTGAGTTCCTGGAGTGAATTCCTGAGCAGGAGATCATACTGCCGGTAGAACTTTTCATAGATACCATCCTCACCATTATACACCAGGGAATAATCGAATATCTTCCTTGGCGTCTGTTCTCCCTGATGATGTGATCCGAACCCGACATTTGAATATAGATGCGTATCATATGCTGTCACGGTTCCGCAAGCTATACCATCTGAAGATACGTAAGGGAAGGCGAGCATGACGGGCAACGTAGGAGTCGATTCACTTACCTCTTCTCCGTCTTCCGTTGCAACTTTCATCGATGAATTCAGCGTAGCGTAATCGCCGATATACAGTTGCCTGTCCATGTCTCTTGACACGGTCTCCCCGTCTAAGATTTCCCTATACTGGAGCGTACGAACCTCCGGTATCATCTCTGGTATTTCTACATCTTGAGTATCAATATCATCATCTCCAGAATCGTAGCTCTGAGAACAGCCACCTATTTTTACTTTCACGCTGTAGTTGCCGGAATAACCTTTCTTATAGAAGCAACCGTCTGCGCTATCAAAGTAGGCGCCAGAATTTTTCGATACCATATCCTTAATATCATCGTAACTATCCTCTGTATCGCTATCCGCCTGATACTTCGGGCGCAGTACCACACGTTTATAATCGGATGCAGCCTTATAAGATAAGGTAGGTTCTTCAGTCATCTGGCGGGTAAGATCCGCAACCGGCTTACTGTCTATCGCATCTTTCAGGAAGATGATATCTGCAGTATGAGTTCCTTCATCAGATACGAACTCGCAGAGGAACTTTTTCCGAAAAACTGAGAGAAAATCAGATACTGACACGTCTGGCAGAAGGTCTTCGACACGGATATGTCCATTCACTAGCACGTCTATCACGTTGTTCAAGACAACCATCTTATTGAATGGAGCCGTCTTGGTGAAGAAATTCTCCTTGAGGTCATACCCGAAATGCTTGAAAATCCGCTTCAACAAATAATTGACACGGATAAAAGGAGATATATAATATCCCTTCGTCAGAGATATCGGTATTTCGTTTACATGATCAGTAAGCAGCCATTCACCCGCAAAATACGGCGAGTCAACGCCCAGAGAATAGGTATACATCTCGTGAGCTGTTACGTATTCGTAACCGCCTCCTTCCTTATATCTCCAGTAGCTGGCAGTACGCATAGTACCTGCATTCCATCCCCAGTTCAGTATTTTGTAGTTGTACTCGGTATCTCTACCCGAGTCATCGGTAAGCAGAACCGGGAAGATATCATAGTTCTCGTTTTTGCCACCTACGAGAGATTTGCAGAACTCGATACACTCGTCTACGGTCGTGCACCCGGGTATCATCTCGTCCTTGAAGATGCTCTTCAGCTTTACGTTCTGTATCTTCGAATAGAAGGATCCGTCGTTGATATAGAAGGAAGAAGAGATGTTTCCCTTGTGCTGTGCCGAGAGAACAATCTGCCGGCATTGGGCGAAATACTCGCCGTCTTCGATGCTTACGTTCGTAGCCACCATCTTGTCTCTCATACCGAAGGTATCGGGATAGTTCAGTATCATGCGGTTGTAATCGCTTGCCGGAATATCCAGTGGGGAGGTCGTTTCCCCGTAATCGTTGAAGAACGGATTGGTACGTTCTACCTCCAGCTTGGCGTTTTCGCCAAGCTGGTAGGCCTTTCCTTTATCCAAATTTGTTATTTTCATGTTCAGAAGATTTTATTTTTTAGCAAATTTTCTCGCCTGGTTTCGCAATTCCTGTTTGGCGTCCAGATCCGAGAGTGATACAAACGAGCGGATTCCGTCTCTCTTGAGCTCTCTGAGCAGTTCCAGGAGCTCGTCATTATTGCGTCCCGACGTAGCATTTCCTGCATCGCGATGCGCAGATTCCTGCGTCCGGACGTAAAAATCTGCCCCTCCCGGAGCGATTTCCTGACTGATCCGGGCAGACTGGCGGGCGATGCTTCCACCCAGCGCCCTTCCCTGCATGGCCATGAGATACTTGCTCATATCGAAGGTTCTTATCTGTCCGGCACGCTGGGCAGCGTCCATCAGGTTGATGAGCGGAGCGATGGTAGGGTTCTCAAGAGCTGCATTCGATGCCACCCACTCCTTGCTCCTGCCTCTAGGTCCCTCGCCTACGATAACGGTAGGATGATCTACGTACCCGCGCTTACCTGGTGCATACTCGGCGTTGAAGTGTTTGCCATCCTGCTCGCGCTCTACGTCGATGCGTCCGCCACTCTCGCGTCCGCTTGCCACACGGGAACCGGCAGAACTGGTTCCGCTAGCTGATCCGTTGAGGGTCATACGCTTCACCTTCTGGCGCTCAGCATTTGCCACAGCCAGCTGGGCTGCACCGGTCACACCCATCAGAGCTGCAGCAACACTTCCGGCAATCGGGCCCAACTCGCTGTACGCCTTCATGATAGATACTGCAGTATTAGAGATAATCTGAGCTACCTGCATGGCGAAGTTTACGTCAGCATACTTTTTCTGTATCTTCAGCTTCTCGTTGGCTTTTTTCTTCTCCAGTTTCTCCTGGAGTGCCGTATTGCCCTCGGCAGCCTTAATCTCTGCATCATACTTGGCGTCTACATTCGCCATCTCGGCATTCTGCAGCGAAGTCACGGCATTACTGAAGAGGTTTGTATAGTACTCCGCCTGCTTTGCGAAGGACTCTTTCTTCAGTTGCTGCACTCTCTGCTCATATTCCTGCTGAGTGATATACTGGTTGTCGAGTGCCTGCTTCAGTTGCTGCAACTGCCGGTCGTATTCGCTCTGCTGGTCAAAACCGAGAGCCTGCCTAGCCTGCTTTTTCTTTTCGTCCTGTTCGTCAAGCTGCTCTTTCTGTTTCGTGATATATTCTTTCTGTATCTGAGCCTGTATATCCTTATATGCCTTCTCAAGCTGGGTAGTATCTTCCCCGTTCTGCTTGGCCATGTTGAGCGCAGCCTGATAATATCCCTTCAGCACTTCCAGTTTCTGGTCGCGTTGCTGTTCCAGGGTCAGTTCCTGCTGCGTCTCCCCTTGCTCCATCACCTTTGCCAGGGCATCCTGGTAAGCCTGTTCTACTGCCACCTGCTGGTCGAAATGAGCCTGTTCTGCAGCCCGGAGGTTCGCCTGCTGTTTATCCTGGAGCGCTTTCTTCTTTGCGCCATCCGCAATTCCGATATTCTGCGACTGCTCGCTATACGAGGTTTCGATGGCGAGGATGTTGGCGGTATGCTGGGTCTTCAGAGCCTGCATGGCGAGATCGTACTTATCTTGAGACACCTTCTTCTGAGCTAGAGCCATGTTCCAGTTGTTTACGTCCTGCTGGTAATCCTGATTGGCTGCATCGATATCTGCCTGTCGGTTTTCAGAAAACTTCTTCGATGCGATATCATCGGGATTAGGCTTGGAGGTGGTGTTTGTGGTTCCGGTATGGCCACCTGCTCCGGTATGATTGCCCGTTCTGCCACCGCCGCCACCGCCGTTTCCTCTGGCTTTTTTAGGAGTCACAATACCGATATCCGCAATCTTGGAGTTCAGCTCATCTATCTTTCCGTTTATGCGGTCTATCTGCTGCTCAGTCTTGTAGAGCGCCTTCGCGGCATTTGTTTCTGTATCTGTGCCGAAGAACTTGGAGACACCTCTCATAAAACTGTTCTGTGGATGAAGGATGTTGTCTGTCTTTACATCATGATAGGCCTTATTCTGCTCATCCCACTTATCTTCCAGGTCGCCTTTCTGCTTATACAGATCCACCAGTTTGTCCTTGTATGCCTTCAACTTGATTTCCTTCTCCAGAGAAACGAGATAGTCATCGATGGCACTCTTGTTGTCTTTGGTAAGTCTTCCCTCTTCAGAGAGCAGTCCGTTATAACCAGGAATAATCTTCTTGAGTTCATTGAGAGCCTCCCTTCTGCGGTCCATGGAGATTTTCTCGTTGCGCATGGTTTCATTGAGCTGCTTCACCTTGGCGGTCTGCTCGTTCACCTGGGCGTTCAGGTCTCGCTCCATGGTTTCCAGTTCCTTAGCTGATGCGGCAGCTTCCTTCTGCTTTTTGTGCATATCCCATAACTTCAGGGAGAGAACCGTTACGCCTGCAGCAATCAGTCCGAAGACGCTTGCCTTCATCGTTGCATTCATGGCGGTCCAGGCATTCTTGGCAAGCGTCACCCTTCCCGTGAGCAGATAGAAGCCCGCCTGCAGAAGTTTCATGAGTCCGGTTCCGGTAGCGCAGATTACGTTCCATGCCTGCTGGGCTGCGGCAGCACCCTTGGTTACAACGATATTTGTCTTGATAGCGTTGCTGGTGGCTATCGCTACAACCGTGAAGGCTGTGAGCAGAATGCCGAGCGTCTTCACCACACCCTGATGCTTTACGCACCAGGATATGAGACTGATGGTGTTCAGCTGCATATCTGCATAGGCATCATCCCATTGTTCCTTGAGCGGGAGGATTTCGTCTCCCAGAGCCTTCTGGGCGTTCTGTAGTTCTACCGTCTTCTGGGCTGCCCGGTCGGCTGCGCTGATATAGGTCTCTCCTGCTTCGGCAAGCTGGGTATCTACAATCTCTGCCACAGCCTTCATGAAGTCGCCCGTCTCCTTGGTCTTCTCCGAGATTTCTGCTGCAGAGATACCCAGGTTATCGAGGATCAGAGGAGATTTGCGGCCGAGACCGGTCACGATGCTGTCGGTCATGTAGTCTACCGACTGACCCGTCTGCTGCGCCTTCAGCTGGGCAAACTCCAGGTACTTGCCCAGATCTTCCAGCGGAATGCGGAAATCGTTAGCCTTTACGGCAGCCGTCATCAGCTGCACATCGTTTACGGTTCCCTTGGTTGCCTTGCGGAGATTATCCAGCAGGCCTTCCTGGTTCAGGTCGTTGAATGCCTTGGTTACACCGTCTGCCTGCTCTGCCATCTCAAGACCGCCGTTAATGAGCTCTGCGATGGAATCCTTAAACTCCCGGACCTTATCGCTGAAGAGTTCTGCGCCCTTAGTCAGAAGGTTACCCAGGAGCACACCATTCACGGTATCATCTGATGCAAGTTCTCCAAAACTCTTGGCGTTCTTCTTCAGTTCTGAGATACGACCGGAAACATCCTTCAGTCGTTGCTCCAATACACCATAAGCCTCCGGATTGAGCGACTGCACGGTATTATCCAATTCCTTCTGCAGGCTCTTCTGCTGTTTCTTCAGCTGCACCATGCTCATATCCAGGATATCGATTTTGCTTGTCTGTTCGCCTATACGGTCGGTAAGTGTGCGGATCTCCTTACTGGTTTCCGTATATTGCTTCTTCAGGTTCTTGTAGGCATCCGTCTCTTTCTTGTTGGCTGCCTCCAGGCTGATCATCTGGTTGAGTCGCGCCTTGTTCTCTGAGCGCAGCTTCTTGCTCTGCTGCTCCAGGTTGTAGATGGCTTTCTGCGCATCGGCAGTCTTCACATCTACGGTATATCGGATTTCATCTTCCGTTAAATGTTTATTTGCCATAACTTATGATTTTTGTGGGTTGAGTGAATTTTCCAGTTCCTGACGTATACTGTTCCGTACTTCGTCGTTGAAGCCATAGCGAAGCTTGGGGAACGTTTCGTGATACAATACACCCCAGACTACGCGGTTATAGAGTGCCAGGTTCCTGCGCTTGAACTTGCTGATGCGGTCGTTGCGCTGCCGGTACTGCATATCCAGAAAACGGAGATAAGGAAGGATGCGCACGAAGATGGTGCGGTTCTCGCCCGATATCTGACTGTCGAACGAGTGAGCGGAAAGCGTGGTGAGCAATCGGCCGGTACGGCGCTTGTAATGATTGCGCACCACGTTCTCCTGGGTGGAGTATATCTTCAGGATACCTGCCTGAAGAGTCTCGTGAACGAATTTCTTTTTAACAAGACTGTCTGTTACCATATTCTTATACATTACTAATTAGTAATGCAAATATAGTAACAGACAGACGAAGGGCAAAGGACTGTACCCTATCTCTTGAGGATACAGATCCGATATAGAGGATACCCCACCAGCGGGGTAAGGATGGTACAGAACAGAAGATAGAGTACCCAGTAGGCGGGAACCCTGCTCTTAACCAGGAATGGCATCAGTACTACCGCTATAATGGCGGAGTAACCTTGTATATACGTTATCAGTCCCATAAGCTGTATATTTTAATGTGTTACTAATTCTCGGGTGCAAAGATACACCACTTTTTATGAAAAACCAAATTTATGCTCCAGAAAAAATGGCCACCCTCACGGGCAGCCATCCTTAATTAGAGATCTGACTTAAATATTAAAGCTTTATTACATGATAAACTAGAAAACTATTTTCTATTTCCCTGAGAGCATTTTGCCCAGCTTCTCGTGCATCTCCTTGAGCTGTTCATCGGTAATGCCCGAGATATACATGCCGTTCAGGCTGAGCATGTGTTCACGCGCCGGCTTGCCAGCGTTCATTACTTCGCACTCCTCGAAGATAGGGTGCTTTCTTTCTTCCTCCACGTTGACTGCAACATTAGCTGCAGCATTTTTATTCTGATTTTCCATAATCTGCTTAATTAAATTATTTGTTACTATCGTTATTATTCTACTCCTCCATCTTTAGACTTTGGTCGGCACCATCCTTCCGGGTACATCTGCTGAGAGTCTTCGGCAAGATTTGCCCCCCCGAATTGCGGTAAGCCTCGAAAATCTTGTGGCGCTCGTTCTGAAGTTGCAGGTTCTTCATGGCATGCTCGCTTTTCAGTTTAGCATACTTCTCATTGAATTCCTTGTTCGCCTGGCTGAGGGTTTCGCGGATGTTGCACTCAGTCTTCTCAAACATCTCCTGTTGCCGGTTGACATGAATCTTGTATTCCAGCTTTTCCATCTGAAGCTTACGGTTAGAGACCGAACAGAAGGTCTTCTGATCGTCAAGGTCCTGCTGAAGTTCTGCGCGCTTATGCTCATACTCCTCGCGTTCCTTATTAATAGCCTCGGTGTTCTTTACTAGCTGAGCATGGAATATCTCAGTTGTCATTATCTCTTTTGCAGTTTCTACTGCTCCGTCCAATACGGTCTTGATATCTTTTTCGTTACTCATTTTAATGTGAATTTAATCGTTTATACTCTGCCATGTTCATGCTGATTCTCTCCAGGTATATGCCTCGCGTATTAGGAGCTGAGTAATACCTGCCGTCGAGCCAGACGATGATGGCGCGGTCATTTTTCCTGTCATTGTAGCAGCGGATTCTGCCTCTGCGGTTGTAGTCGAGCCAGCACATTGTCTCGGTCTTGTTCGGGCTCATCTGACGGCCGGTGTACAGAAACCGGGTCATTCCCAATACAGCCTTGGCAAACAGACGATCCGTGCGCCTGCGATGTTTGTTCTTAATTGTTCTCATAATTCTTTTTGTGTTAAAATTCTCACGGTGCAAAGGTACGAAATCTTTGCTGTGCGTCAAAGGACAAACATATGAGTGATGTTTGGCTATTTTTCACTCATTTCTTCTATCGGGCGCCAATATACCGCGAAGGTGTTGCACTTCATGAAGCAGTCGGCATCGCTGTCCTCGGTCCAGATGAAAGGAATGCCGCCATCATAGCGCATTCCGTCTGCAAGCATTACGCTCTCACGTTGGTCATCGGGCGTGCGCGGATCATGGTACCTTACCCTGGCTCCCTTCTTGAAGCCGGCAGCCACCTTCAGAAACTCTCTCGACTTGAAGATATACATCCTGTTCTTGAATATCACGAACTGCAGCAGACCGCTATGTGTCATGTGGCATACCTGTTCGCTCAGCTTCAGACCATCTTCGTGAGAGATAGAATTGCAATCCTCGAAGCCTACACGGGTAATCGTGGCGTCGGGATAGAACATCTTGTACTCGGCAAGACGTTCCGCTACATCTGTAAGCATATCAATCTTTGCCATAACTACATCACCTCCCCTCGCATAATGAAGCCACCTAATACAGCTACTGCCATGAAGGCGAAGAAACCTGCCATGGTCATAGCTACGTCGCCATACGTAACCGTCTCCTCACAAAGGTAGGAGAAGGTCTCGCTCTTGGTCTTGGCGAGCTTCCTGATTTCACACTTGAGGGCCTTCATGCCCTCCTCTACGCTGATGCCTGCAGGGCGCACCTGAGCATCACTAATTAAAATAGAATTCTGCATATTGCATCATCTGTAAACCATTAACAGCCGATTGTACAAAAGGGTGGCGGCTGCATTCCCCGTTGGTTTACAGATGATGACTTATCCGGAAGGACTAATCAAATCTACGGTTCATGCAGCCGCCATTTATTGCGAGAATTATTTCTCCAGTTAGGAAAATATATTTTCCCAGTTAGGAAAAATATTTTTCCCGATTAGGCATAAAAAAAAGCCTGCGGCAAGAAGCCATAGGCGAAACGGTCGCCCTGCCGGATAGACTACTATCATCTGTAAACCGTTGGCAAAGGTAAGAAGAAAATCCGGAACCGCCAAATAAAAATCGGGAAATTTTCACACGATGAGAATAATTAACACTTAAATATGCTGTAGAGCATAAAAATGAGGGGTTTGGGGAATGAAAAAAGCCCCGATGCGCTGCTGCACCGGGGCTGATATGTTATTGTTCGCCTTTCTGGTAAATTGGAGGAATCTTATTCAATACGAATACCACAGCAAGACCGATAACGGTGGTTACGACTAACAACCTTTCTCATATCATTACCGATGGCCTCCCAGTCCTTTCTCAGATCTGAAGCATTATCGCCCTTCAGGTAATCGTTGAACAGGCTGTTATCTCCGCCCAGTCTTCCCAGGCTAACCAACCCTTCCAGTAAATTATTAAGTATTCTCATATCTTTCTTATTTTTGAGTGTCCTCGTTCTGTAACTAATTCTCACGGTGCAAATATACTATTATTTTCTGAACAGAACAAACGAAAGCGGGTATTTAACACAAAAAACTTGAAAATGGGAATGAAAAGCCCCGATGCGTTGCTGCACCGGGGCTGAGTTGAGTTATTGAACATGTTAGCTATGCTAACTGCAATGCGCCACAAGGCTATGGCGACTTCTGTCTTATGGGGAACGATGACCCCAGCCTCATTATATCCTGTCCGCAGCCGCACGCAAGCGATTGGAAACATCGCAAAGTGCTCCACGGAGCATAACCTTCTCCTCTTCGGTAAAACCGCCTACACCACCATTCCCGTCAATACCATCGAGCTTATGATAAAGCCATGATGCCGATTTTCCGAAATAGGTATGTGCTATCTCGCGCCATGATACCGTCATCTGGATATCCTGTATGCGCTGCTTTACTGTGCTGTCCTTAGCCTGCTTCATTGTTACTTCCATAATCTTATGCTTTTTAATGCCCTCCCCGAAGGGAAGGCTGTTGTTAATACTTGGTGTAATACTCTGGTGGCTCAATCATCTCATCAAACAGTTGCTGAGCGTACCATAATAACTGTGGGTTACCTCTAGGGTATGACTTCCGGAAATTTCTGATAGCTTCTATCAGTTCTTCCTCTTTTTCTGTTACTAAAATCTTCTTCATATCGTTTTATTTTAAGACAATGCAAAGATACTACTATTTTTCGTAGTAGCCAAATATTTTATACGAAAAATCGTAGTATTAACTATGTTTAAGCTTTCTGTATGTGAAAAGGCAGGAAATGAGCGGGAAAAAGTGTATCTTTGCAAGAAAGAAATGTTTCACCTATTAATATATATAAGGTATGGAAAAGATAATAACCGGCAAGGTTCGCAAGAACCTGAGCGAGCACACAGCCCGCATCATCCTGGAGCGCTCAGACAGAATGGCAAGCAGCACGCTTGAGCAGCTCCGCAAATCTACCGATCGCGCCTACACCATGGCAGGGTTCCTGCTCACGGTGTTCATCGCCCTCACGGCGTTTGTATTCTCCAGCCCGTCTTTATGGCAGCTCTCTACCGCTGCTGTTCTATGGGCAGGCATCTTTATTGCGCTATACATTATGATAAATCAAGTTCTATGGATTCACCCTTTCAGGCATACAGGCAACGAGCCCAGGAACATGATACAGGAGGAAAACATCGACAGGCTTCTGAAGAAGGGGCATAACCAGGAAGAGATGAACGCCTTATACTCCATCAATACCCTGCTCGATGCCATCAGCAATAACCAGGAAATCATCGACCGCAACAAGAGTATTCTTGCCAACCGCTGCGACCATATAGAAAAAGTAATGACGGTGATCAAGTGTACTGTTATTGTCGCCACCATCATCACCGTCATCTCGTTTCTAGCCTCTGCTCTGGGGATGTATCACGGTACCGCCATTTGAGCGGTCGTCTCCACCTCCACGCTGAGGAATCCAGTCATCATCGTCTGTTGGTTTCATAATCATAAAAAGGGCTCGTGCATCCGGAGAGCAGTCCTTCAGCACGAGCCACACAGCTGTATTTCTTTTCACTTGTTATGTACAAACTCTGCTCAATCTGCACGCAACCTTAGTTCAATGTCATCATTACGCCTGCAAAGATAGTACTTTTCTCTGAAACCATCAAACATTTTGCTGATTATTTTCAGAAAACAGCAAGAAAAAGCCCCGATGCATCTCGCACCAGGGCTTCCTGATAATTTTGATAACTTTATAAACTTGGAAAACCGTACTCTACAACAAGAACGATAGATTTCCATATGAGAATTAGAACACACGCTTGTGCAATGTTAGAAGATCATACTACTATAACTAATAATCATGAGTATAAAAAAGATACATCTAATATAAAATTCAGCCTAACTACACATACCTATAAACGCTTAAACTATTTCTTAAACATGATAATCCTGGGATAAGAGAGCCGGGAGTGCGGGTTCTGGCCAACCACCGACAGGCGCACACCCTTGGTCCCATAGCGAAAGAAGAGGAACTTCTTCGGCACACGATGAACAATCATCTGAAGGGTATCGCGGCTCTCGATATGCACCTGCATGCTGTCGCCCTCGATAGCGCCCCGCAGGGTTATCCATGGATCACTCCAGGAAACCGTCTGCGAGACGTCGGGCGGTCGGTAGGAACCGGAAAGAAGCCGACTGCATGTATCGTGAGGAACCGGTCGGATGGCTGCCTTCACGTCTACCTGGGTGGTGGTAGAGGTTGTAGCTGCCGCCATGATCCGGCTGTTCTTTATCTTGAGCTCCTTCTTATTGACGGCAAGGAGAGAGTCGGGGTTACGCTTTAGGTCAGACGTCTTCAACGTGATCGCCTGCACGGAAGCTCTTGGCCTGCCTGACTGCGTCCGTCCTATCTCTACCCTGCCGTTGTGAAGGAGGATATCCTGATTCTCCTTTGTGCGCTCCGCCTCGCCCCTGAGGTCATGACACTCTTTGAATGCCACGACCAGGGCGAGAGGAATCAGCACTAGAAAAATAACCTTAATAAAACCTATAAACCTATTCACAACAAAAATAACAACAAATAACAACAAAACTTAAAATCTATACACACTTCCGCTGGATGGTCTTGATAATCGATGTGATAGTGGTGAGGTACGTAGGAGCTGTAGCGTACTTGCACCCTACCGCATCGCATATCTTCTGGGCAAACTTGAGCGGGTCCTTGCGGTATGGCCAGGCATCCTTATAGCCCGACTTCTGGAAGAGACGTTCATGTTCCTTCAGGCAGTCGCCTATAGTGTCGAAATCCTTGAAGGCACGCATCACGGTATAATACCAGAGATTTTTGCCGGCTACCTTGCACACGGAGACGATGCGGTCTGGCTCCTTGAACTTCTGTTTGGGAGTCTTGAAATATTCATGAGTCTTCACCATGACGATATCTCCGTCCCATTGGCTGCCCTTGGTAATACCGAAGAGGTTAGCCTTACCGATAACCCTTGCACCCCATCCTGTCTCAAGCATCGCCTGGGCAGTAACGAAGGCAGGATCTATTTCTGTTTTTGCCTCCACGGCCGCAGCATACACCTGCCGGGCGAAGGCTAATTGAGCTTTACTTGCCATACCTTTATATATTATAATAATGTATACCTAATTATGCATCATCGGGCGCATCTTTTTCCGAAAAGTTGATAGGCCCGCCGCCGATGTAGTCTCCCTTGTCGTTAAAGTCCTTCATGTGCTTTACGAAGTTCCTCGGGAATATCGGATATATAGCCTGTATGTTTTCAATAATGGAGAATATCTCGCGTACCATCATAAACACGCAGATATAGGTTCCTATCCATTGCATCGCGCCAACGGTAGAGCCCTCTACGGTGGCATGACTTGCAAAATTACTCAGGATCATCAGGAAGATGTAGATTACAATCTTCTTCGTGAACCTGGAGAAGAAGGATTCGCTAGACGCATCCTTATGGATAAGATGTTTCCACACACCCAGGAAGGTATCGATAGAGACGGCTATCGCTATCCACTTGGCGAACTCCCAGTCCTGATACACATACTGGAACCCTTCCGACACAGCCGTCAGAGGGAGCGAGGTGATTGCTATCATCGGTATATTTCGTTTATATTGTTTCATAACATTTCGGCCTTATGTTTTTTAGACATTGCAAAATTACACAAATATTCCGGAACCGCAAAGGACGCTAGCGCACCATCTGGCGCGACATCCGGTGAACATCGAGGATATCTGCACCTGTGGCCGAAAGCATGAGGGTCCAGCCGTAGCTCTGCAACTCTGCTGATACAAACGGAATAATCTCGCAGGTAGTAATACTCTCCCGGTCCATCCAGTAGAGTCCTTCTGTCTCCACATCTGCCATGATACGGGCATGAACCTTCGAAAGCATCTGAAGGGTTCGGTCGTTGGCTATGACCCGTTCGAGCATATCGGCATGAGCAGATAACTTCATGGCTACAGTTACGGCTATGCGCTGGGTACATTGGAAACTCCGGCGCCCATCGCTCTGCATATCCACTTCTCCGTAATCTACGAACAGGAAGGAACCGGTAAGCTTATCGATGCGTTGCTTCAGTTCGTCGAACGACTGGCCATAAACGTAGTTTTCTATCTCCGGAACCAGTTCTTTCTCGGGCATCTCCTTGATTGCCTTGAGCACGGTAGCATATTCTTCCATGCTGCTCTCGCCCTTGTTGGCAATACCCTTCGTAACTCCTGCAGTAGCAGGAAACTTGGCAAAATATTCGAATAAATCCAATAACATAGGCTTTTATATTTTTGTCGCAGAGAGGTTACTCCTCTGCCTTAGTTATATAATCTTTTTAACTATCTCCAGAGGTAGCCCTACCTCGTCTGCTATCTTGGCCAACTCCATACCGGAAGCCTTCAGACTCTTCACGCCCTCGATGGTCTTCTTCCTGAGAATGCGGAGATAGGTAAGCACGTTCAGCTGTTCTACCTGATGGGCATTACCCAATCCATCCTTGGAAAGATCGTAGAGCGCATCGGTTGCATCGGTAGTAATACTGCTGCCCTCCTTAGGTATAAACTTGGTGAGCAGGGAAAATTCAGTCTTCGAGAATAGGAAATTATTTACTGCAGTAAAGTTCAAAGCTATCGCCCGGAGCGTATTGGCAGGCAGTTTCTTGAACTTCAGGGCGAGTTTCTGCGCCTCTTCCGAAGAATATACTTCCTTGTCGAAGTAGAGTATCGCAGCCAGCAGAGGAAGACTTTCCTCGCCCATATCGAGCAGCTGGCGTGCCTCGATATACTGAAGGGCCGTGAGCGAACAGGTGAGAGACTTGAAATCTGTATTGACCTCGTAGCCGTAATAGGCTTTCTTGTCGATAAAGATAATCGGCAACTGCTGGCGGCAGAAACAGAGATCGAGCACGAACTTATCATCTTTCTCCTGGAAGATGAAGGTTAACTGGCTGGCTATAGACATGAAGTTCTCCAGGGTTCGCTCATCACGCTTAATCTTATTCAGGTTCCATCCCTTCATGTAGCAGAGGAACAGACATTTCACAGCACCTGGGGAAAACTGCCCACTCTCCATGAGAGAAAGCAGCTCCACCAGCTTCAGATATTGGTCAGAAGTGAGTAGTTCCCACGAGTTCGGGATTTCGTGCTCTATCCCGTTGGCTCTTACGGTTATCGTCTTTTTCATAAGCTTTTATGGCATTAAATACATATTGTCGTCCGGACGGTTCTCGGCAGAGAAGGAAAGAAAATCGTTTCCTTCCTGAGCATCGAGAAGCATATCCACATTATGCAGCAGATCTTCCACCTCCCCGTCTAGCTGTGTGGCGAGCTGGAGTGCACGGCTTGCCTCGTCGCTGCCTGAACGGGTGGCGGTATTGTCATCGAAGAGGTTGCGGATGGTGGCAGGGAACTCCAGAATATCGAAACGTCTGAGAGCCTTCGCCACAGTCTTCTTCACCAGAGCACGCTTGAGCATAGGCAGCGCCTTCTGGGCAAACTCAGCAAATGTCTGGTCTTCTCCTCCCTGTTCGAGTCGGTCGAAGTAGGCACCTATACTTTCATCGAGCACTTCCTTCTGAAGAGGAACACAACGGAAAAAGAAGAGATACGAGAGGTCGATAGGATAAATTTCATCGAATTCATCGGCAGTAACTACCTTCAGTTTGCTGAGCATCTTGTAGTAATTGGTCTTGCGCCAGTCTTCCATGGCAAGACGGATATCGGCAGGATCCTCGTCACTTATCTCTTCAGTAAGTTCAGAAATCAACGAATCCATCGCATTAAAGTAGTTCTCCATATAGGAGCGCTTCATGCCTTCCATCTCGTACTTATAGAGATTGATATCGTTCTTCCTGCGGTTCACGGCATCGAAGATAATCTGAGTAGCTAGCGTAAGGTTCGCCATGGCAGCACGGAGAAAATCCTTAATGCCACTCTCTTCTTCCTCGATGCTCACAATATCGGAGAACGTATTGTTGCCGATGATGGCAACAATACGCTTGCGTGCGGCTACGGCAGAGCCCTGAAGGCTGTCGAAGTCGGCGCTTGTATCTGCACCAGGTGCGCAGTTGCAGAACTGCGCATAACTGGTGAAGAGATTATTGAGTTGAAATTTCTTGTTCATGCCTGTTGCTGGTTAAGTCGTTGGGATGGTGTTATATCTTCCTGCCGTTGTGGAACCTCTCGGTAGAACCCTAGCCTGCAGCCCTGCTTGTAGAGTTCCGGGAAGTTCATGCGCAACGCCCAGTTGAGCGGTTCTGCACAGACTTCGTCCTCAGAGGTGAGCGACATGATGTAGATGAGATAATTATAATAGGTATCACTTCCACTTTTAGAAATGACTCCATCTTTATCTACTGCAGATATGGCTGCATCAAGACCTACCGAAGACAGAAGGGCTTGCTCGGTACGCTTGTCGTAGGAGATGAGCGCCTCGATATATTCCTTATACTTGAGATCGATAGTCTCTACCTTCCACGACTGCTCGTGACCCTGGGCATCCATGAAGGAGATAGAAGAGAAACCTTTGCCCTGGTTGTCTGCACCTGACAGATAGGAGCTGAACTTGCGAACCTCATCGCGGACGTAGCGAACCATGCACGACTCCTTGAAGTCTGTACCGATATCGATACCGTTATACTTCAGTAACTCCATGCCCTTAGCCTTGCGTCGCTTATTCTCCTCGCAGAGCTTGGTCATCTGGGTGCGCTTGCTCTGGATCCAGGCATTAGGAATAATGACATGCACCTTTGCAGCCAGCGAGTTTTTCAGAAAACTGTTAATGTATCGGGCTGTCTTGTTGCTACCTTGAATATATGGACGAGCACCCTGGTGCGTCTCGTTGGCTCCGTAGAATTCGTCTACTGATTTCTCTCTATGATGAGAGATTGCAGCATAACGGTAGTTGTCAACTTCATTAAAGCTGAACTTCGGATAAACCGAGTAACTCGATAAGCCATAGGAGAATCGTCCTACTACAACCTGTTTGAAGTCTCCGTACGAAATCAATTCTGAAGCAACATCCTGGCGGGTAGTTGCTAACCTGCAGTAACGGTTCTCCATGGCTTCGAGGGCAGCAACCGGCTTGCCCATACCTATCACCTTGCCTCGGGTGAAGCGCCACTTCACGAAGAAGTCGCCAAAGTAATAGAAGTTTTTGATGCACGTCTTACAGAACTCCTCGACTGAAGGAATGCCGCGTGAGCTCCAGGAGTCGAGCCATTCCATTACTTCGGGCTGCTCCTCGTACTTACGTACCAGCTTGCCATCCTCGATAGCCTGCTTGTATACGGCGAGTCCATGGCCATAGAGCATCTTGATCTCTTTGGAATAGAGACGAGGGAGCAGTCGGTTCTCCTTGATCTCCTTGGTCACTTCGTCGCATTGCTGGTTGTTGTAGCCACGCATTAACACCTGATATCCCTGTATGCCCAGATAGTGATGCTGCTGCATCCAGAACGTACCACCGAATGGAGACTCCAGGAGTGGTGACTGGAAGAGCTGGTCTGCACCAAAGATGGAGTCGCCCTCACCTAGCTGGAAGGTGAAGGTATTGCCATCGGCAAGGTAGATGCCGGCGTTGCCATACATATCAATTTCGTATTCTTTCATAACCAATTATAACCAATTTATTTTGTGAAGTTTAAATCCATCTTGGGGAAATCCCATGTACCTGATGAGAATCCGGTAGCACATCTTTGGTTCTTCATCTTCGTCTGTAAAGAGAAGGTAGTTCTCTCCATCGATGGCGAACCGCTCCTTCGGCAACTGAGTGCGGTACTTGCAATGGTGTCGCACCTGAAGCTTTGCGCTCGCCTCACCTCTCGCCCTGGAGTAAGGAAAGAAAACCAGAGTGAACTCCCCATCGGGCAGCTTACTGATCTCTCTGGCCCACTGGAGTGCCGTGACGCCATCCATGATGATGTTCTTACTTGTCTTGCTCATAATGATGCGAAGATAGCGAAAATTTATCGCCCTGCAAAAGACCGGCTGCACCTGTTCCCCGTCATATTTCCGAAAATCGTAAGGCCTGCACCTCTCTTTCCTTTCCCAGCGGTGCGTGCACGTTTGGGTGAGGTGTTTTTGGGAGTTTTTCTCACAGCCGGTCCGCTTGGGCTGATTATCAGCATTTTAGCATTTATACCCTTTCATTTTCCGTAAATTATTGATATGCCCGTGAAAATTATTACTGCAGAAATGCGGTATTATTCAGCTTTTATATCTCGAAATTGTCCGGTAAATCGGTAGGATATGTACTTAATTCCGCCTTCACGGCATCAGAATAAAGGCCGTAAAGTAGGTAAATCATCGCAGAAGGCAACTGCGTGGTGAGTCCTGCCTGATTCTTCAGTTGCTGTTTCTTCTCTGAGCTCTTGTCAAGTTCTATCTTCCCGTCCGTCTTTTTAAGAGGAGATATCATGATGGCAGAACAGAGGTTCTTGCACTCATTCTCATCGATACGGATGACAGGCAGGAGCGGACTGCGTTCACCGAAGAGCATCTGACAGAGCTTGAACTGCTGCCAATGGTATATCGTTGGCGCATCTTCGTTATAGAGTATCACCATGAAGCCATACGACTCCAGGGCAGCCTTCAGATTGAGCGAGTCGGTAGTTATCTGTTCCCGTTCCTCCCTGCGCTTGTTACCTGCACGGTCTGGATAGAGATAGATGGTCTTATTGACTGCTGCGGATCCGAAGAACTGGTGCACCTCTGCCACGAGGTCGTTGTAATCCTTTGGCAGGAAGACAAAGAACTCCTTGATGATGTCAAGACGCCTACCGTAATCTTTCTTCTGGGCAACGATGAGCGACTGGAAGTTGCCAGGGTCATAGCCCATGTAGAGCGGTTCATGAGGGTCGTAATGTAGAAGATACTCTGCCGTAAGGATAAACCTATCCTTCAGGTTCAGGCGAAGAATGGACTCATACTTATAGCTATCCTTAAACTGATGCTTTGCGTGATCGTAGTTGATGAAGAACTTATTGGTTACTTCCTTGTGGCGGATGGCACAGATGGCCGTAAGGAACTCGTCGATATCAAGGGTGTCGAGCTGCGTCTTGAAGAACTTCGGCCCGAGGATATCCTTATTACAGAAAGAGGATGCACGGATATAGTAGATGGCATTACGCCTCATATCTGCCAGACGAGGTTTCCATCTCGCCACGAAGGCATTGAGCTTAACAGACTCAAGGCGCATCTTCTCCAGAAGAACAGGGTCTTTTGAGTCCCGCTCCTGTTGCTTGAGTATGAACAGGCGGTAGAGACTTCTGTTAACTTCCAGGGCAACGGTTGCAATCTCCTCGATAAGCTTCGGATTCACTTTCTTTTCATAATCCTCAAACCAGTCATCTTCTCCGAGGTCGACGCGAGCCGTATCACTCACACCTGTAACACCCTCATAATAAGCAGAACAGCGCACATTGGCTGGACCTCCACGTAAAGACGGAAACAGGCGGGTTTTGAGTTTTTCTCCACTATTATGCTTCATCTCCTCCACAAAGGCGTGCACGGCATTTCTACCGGCAACGGATTCCGGCTGGTCGCTTGATACGAGCTGAAGGTGGGCGCCATTTCGGAATATCACGCTATGCTTAGCATAGGCTATCGGATATCGGGGTTTCCGGAAGTGGGAAGGCAGCGTGCTCTCTCCTACTACATAATCAATACCATATTCCAGCATGGAGCGCTGCTGTCCGTTCACTACTACCTGGCGCGAGAAGTATGCCTGTATGTTTGGCCAGACGTTGGTCATCAGCGCCACATACGTCTTGTGCACCAGGAAAGAAAGCTCTCCTGGCATATCGTTGGCAACACGTATCAGGCGAGGGCCCGTCACACCTTCGGTCTTACCTCCGGCACGGGCAACCTCGGCAAAAAGCATGTTGGGGTCGATGATATTGGCAAGCAGCTGCATGTTGTTCATGTAGTAATGCTCGAATTCACCGAGGGTATTATCATTCAAAATCAGTTGGCTCATCGCTCAAATCCTCCACTATTTCCGCTTCCTGAATATCAGCGTCACGAAGCAATCGTTTCTTTTCTGAACTCTCGATAGGCAAACCATCGATGAGAGATATGTAAAAACCGCGGTTGTACTTGCCGGCAATTTCTTTAAGGCTCTTTTTCTGAAAACCTAGTTCTTCTGGGGTAACCTCTGGAGTGATGAGGAACACAACTCCGAGATCTCTGTCTGCTTCTGCCTGTTCGGACGCACGTCTGCGGCATTCCAGGGCTTGATCCATACAGGCTTTCTGCATCTTGTAATCACGTTTAGCAGAACAGAGCTTGGCAAGGTCCTCGTACTTGTTGGCAAAATCATTCTCCCAGACTTTTATGGCCACATTGCAATCTACATTAAAGTAAGATATTGCCTGATTGATACGAGTCATACAGGTGCGCACATCGAGGGTTATCTTTTGCTGCGAAGCAATGCGCTGCTTGAGCTGCCTGGCGCCACGGGTAATATTACGTTCATACTCGTAGATTTCGGCTGCCCATTGCAGCTGCTTCAAGAATGTCTGCACATCCTCTGGAATGCCTTTACCCTCACCTGTAGTCAGGAAGGTGGTAATAAGGTCCGGATGTACACTCTCCAGTTTTTCTATCTCGCTTTTCATACGCCAAACAACTTCTTTCTAAGTTTCAGTTCTTCGCGATCCTGCATCCGCTCATTCAGTAGCTTGATGGCATCGAGGTCGCCGTTTGCTGCCAACTCGGCTATCTTCTCGTCTGCCTCAAGTTGAGCCTGCTCTAGTACACCTCCGTTCTTCACCATCGAAACGCAGGTTTCTGCAATCTTTTGTAATTTCGCCTTATCCATCTGATTTGTCTGATTTGTCACTATACTGTTCCATCACCATCTTGAACATACGTTCACGCTCCTGATGACGCTGGAGGTTTTCACGGTCGCTGGCACGCTTATCCTTGCGGTCGTCTCTTTTAATGTAGCTCTTATAGCGCTTGATATTGTCGAGCACGTTCTTATACTTATGAAGAAACTCGGCAGGGTCCTTCTTGAAGAGCTTCACGAGTTCATCGAATTCGGACTTCCCCTTCAGTAGCGGATGCTTATACAGGAACTTTCCGGTATCGTTGTAAGCCTTCAGTTCATCGAATGCCTGAAGGTTGCGGATGCGGAGTTCTGCCATGGCAGCTACATCGTTCGCCTTCGGTTTCTTATCAAGGAGTTCGTCGAGTTTCTTCATCTTGCGCCATGTATTGATGCGGTCGTTATAAATGACGGTCGCCATCTGCACGTCCTCATTATAGAGGTTATCCCAGTCGATGTTAGGATATTCCTCTTCCTTTTGAACTACTTTTTTTTTGAGTCCTCGCCAGGGTCGGCTGCATCAAGCTGTTCTGATTCCTGTTGGTTTTCACCTTCAGAAGTCTCTTCTTCGGTTGAAGTATTACTTGAGCCATCTGCAGGTATCTGTTCTTCTTCAGCTGAAGTATTACTTGAACCATCATCAGGTATCTGTTCTTCTTCAGCTGAAGTATTACTTGAACCATCTGCTGGGGTCTGCTTATCATCGGCTGAAGTATCACTTGAACCGCCTTCCGGTCCCTGCTCTTCTCCAGTTGAAGTATTACTTGAACCATCTGCTGGGGTCTGCTTATCATCGGCTGAAGTATCACTTGAACCGCCTTCCGGTCCCTGCTCATCATTGACTGGGGTATCGTCAATATTTTCATTCAACTTCTCAAAATAGATTCGATGATCTACGATATCTCCCTCGTCGCACTCATCCAGAAGGGCGTAGAGTATTTCGTCTGCATACCGTTTCGGGTCACGGGCGAAACGAGTAAGTTTAGGATGGCGAGGGTTCGCATCCTCCAGGAGAGCAAGGTCGGCTTCAGCGTGAACAGTACCTCGAAGTTTATTGAATAATTGTAATTTTTCTCTTCTACTAATCATACCTTATATATATTATAAAAGGTGCGCCACCTCTTGTGGCGACACACCTTAAAATTAACTAATAAACTAAATAAAATGAGAAACGCTAAGAATTTGCTGTCTTACCAGTTGAAGAACCTGAAGCCGTATTCTGCTTTGTAGGAGCCGTATCTGAATGAGCGGCAGCCTCGGCAGCTGTCACACCAAGAGGATCCTCAGCATACAGACAAGGAAGGTCTACAGATGTGCGCTTGAAGGTGAAGGTGGTGTATCGGCCGTCCTTATCATCCTTAGTCTCTGTATTATTGAGAATCATAGGGCGCTCAGGTTCGCCGACGATATACCATTGCGTCTCCTTTACATGCTTATAGAGAATGATAAACTTACCACCAGCATACTGCTCGATGAAGTTATAGAGTTCCACGCGAGTACCACCCATAATGATTACCAGGTTATTCTCGCCAGATGTCGTAATATCTCCCTTCTCTGTCGTAGCCGTGAACGTAGGAATATCATGAGCATCGAAGAGAAATGCCTTCAAAGTGTCGGCAGCAGCCGTCTTAAACGGCATTGCCTTGACCATGCGGTCTTTATCCGGCTGAGGGAAGGCCTTCGATAGATCAATTAACGTCGTAGGGACCAATACAACCTGGTAAGCAATAGCAGAACCATGCGTATCTCGGTCTGTTACATCTTCTATAGAGGTCAGCGCAACGAACGAAGCCATAGAGACTCCTGTGCCACCTATACCGAAGGTAGATGTAGGATCAGCTAACGTCTGCAGAAGTGAAACGATGCCGAGCAGCATAATGAGCGTCATGAAGAGAAGACGGCCCTTATGCTGGGCATAATGATAACCCTTGTTAGGGTTATAAGTACGAGAACGTACTGGAATATTGTTTTTCTTCATAATTTTTTCTGAAAATGTAGGCGAGGTACGCCGTACCTCACCTACGAGTTAACAATATATATAATAAGGACTAACGGCCACCAGGAACATTAGGCTGAACAGCCTTGTTAATGGTTCGCTTGCCACCTACGCGACGTTCGAGCTCACGGAACTTCTCGTCCTTACCGAGAATAACCATGATGTAGTCGCCAGCCTGGCCAGGAGTCCATTCTGCGGTAATGTTTGCAAACTTGCCACTCTTGGCGATGGTAAGCTTGTGTTCGGTATCATCCTCACCAATCTCGATACAGTAAGCTACGCCAGCCTTCGCATTCGTGATATCCTCGATAGCGGTTGCTGTAGTAGCAGCATCTGTAATCTGCCAGAAGCCGTTTGCACCGTTGATCTCTGCACCAATAACAGTTGCAGGGAGGTTGGTAAAGATCTGCTGAAATTCGTAATCGTTGGCATCCATGGCAGCCTTATTGTCGAACTTGCGACCGGTAAAGGCTGCGCCACAACCTTCCTTCCAGGTACTCCAGGCGCGAACCATTTCCATCTGCTCCTCCATCTTTACGGCGAACATCTCACCAGGGAGGTTCTCTACGAACTGAATATTGCCAGGGACGTCCATGAACATCCAGCAAGACTTGCCCTCGTATGGGAGCCACTTAATCTGAATGGTAGAATCTGGAACGCGGTTCTTGTAGCCGTTAGGACCGGTGAAGTCCTGATCCTTGCCATAAGTCTCGCGGCAGTTAGCAAGCCACCAGTCAATATGGTTTTCGTTGAGGTAGAGAACATGGTTATCGATGGTCATGCCCTCAGAGAGGTGAGTCTTAACGTCGGTAATGAACTCCTTAACCGCATCCAGCATATTAGCTGAAGTATAAGTATTGTAGCTCTTGTTAGCAAATGGCTTGATGCTGTAATCGTGGATATAGCGAAGCAATGTGTACCAGATACCTGTACCCGCATTGAGGTAGCTTGATGCCTGACCAGTCTCTGGCTTAACATAGATACCACGCATACGACGCTGATTCTGCTCGTCCTGAGCCTTCTTTAACAGGTTGAGAAGGCAGAATTCAACCATAGACCACTTGATAGGATCAGAGCCTTCCTTGTTGAGATAAGCGATATACTTGCGCTCAAGTTCCTTCATCGGGCCAAACTTGACCTTAATCATTGCGTCATCAACATAGCCCATCTCGTTTTCGAGCTGCATGCCACCCTTGTAGATCTCACCTTCCTGGTAGCCCTGAGATACCTCATCGAAGAATGCGTTAAAGAGAATATCGCGATCCTGGACACCATATCGAACAGGGAAGAACTCTGTAAGATTACGAAGCTCAAGGATTCGGGCAATAAGCGCATCCTGGCGAAGGATGACGAACTGATCGCCCAACCCTGCATTATTCACGCCTGAGTAATTGGTAGCAAACTGGCCGGAAGCGAGAGCTTTTACGTTGCCGAGCTCGTTGCGTACCTGGTGATACTTGTAGCGTTCCTGGAGTGATCTCGCAAACGCCATCGCTTCAGAACGGAATGCCTTGCCGTCTGTCTCCTCGTTTGGCGTAGATGCTAAAGCTATCTCGGGATTAGCGACAATGCGGTTCCATCGCTTTTTCATATCGAACATAGAATGCTCGATACCGAAAAGGTAGTTAGCGTTAGTTTCGAAACCGTTAATAGGAATAGAAGGAGCAGTAACATGAGCAGCAGGTTTGTCATCTGCTGTACTATTAGCCATCTTCTTCATATTCTCAGTGAGAGTGTTGACAGCTGTAGAGAGTTTCTCGAACGATACATTCTGGCTGTTCTCGTTCTTCTTTCCTGCATCATCATCGTCATCGCCTTCGTCACCTTTATCGTCGTCAGGATCATCATCCTTTGACTTGTTGGCCTTTGAGACAATGGCATAGAGCTCATTGATCTGCTTCTGATGCTCAGCCTGCTCGGCTGCACTATTCTCCGCAGCGAGGTCATCCATGAGAGTACTCTGGTACTCTTTCTGATACGCCTCGCAAAGAGCCTTGTACTCATCTGCGGTAAGGCTCTTATTCTCGAACTTCTTAGTAAAACCAAGACTCTCGAGAACTTTGTTTAACTTTGCTTTGAAATTCATAAATCAATCATTTAAATATAAAAAAAACTTAGATCAAACAAAAATAATATATTAGCTAAATCCGTAAAGGCTTTGCGTCCCCATATAGGCCTCTCCCAGTTCTGCCACCTCTGCAATCGCCTCCAGTAAGGTGCGCTTACCGTCGATGAGACCGACTTCTTCGGCTGGAGCGGTATACAGGCTCTCGCCCTGAAGTACCGGAGCATCATCATCCAGTTCTGCCAGTTTTGATCGCTGAGATTTCACTTCTGCCAGGAACTGTTCATTCATCGGATCAAGAACATTCTTAATATAGTCTTCAGACTTACCGTCCTTCAGGTCCTCGAAAATCTTATTCTTCCGGCTAGAATTGGTAGCCTTCGCTACAATTTTCTTCAGCCCCAACTTCTCGAAGTATGGCTCAAAGTTCCAGAATGAGCACATGGTTCCGATACATCCGACGAAGTCATGATTCGTTGTTGCGTAAAGTTTCTGACCATGACAGCCGATATAATAGGCTGCCGATGCGCAGTATTCTTCGTAGATAGCAAGTATCGGTTTCTTGGCATTACGAAGAGTCTCGCTCAAGCGATCCATATACCACGCCTCTCCTCCTGGAGAGTTGATGTGAAGGAGATGAGCGGATATCTGCGGGTTATTCTCAGCAGCAATAATATCCTGCTCCAGCTGTTTGGAAGAGAAATACCAGTAGCTGTTTGCTGTAACGACTCCGAATACACGATGATATGCGATTGTACCATCATCCAGAGATGGCGAATCATATTCATCCGTGAGCTGTACACTTTTCGTTTCATCTCTCTGCGAGACCTTTGAAGATATCGCTAACAGCGCTTCATGCGTCTCGTACTGATAATACGTATGAGTCTTGAGATACTCCCGAATCTCAGGAACACTCATCGCCTGTTCGGCTTTTTTCTGTTCGAAGCTTACCACCCTGCCATTCAACGGGAAGGCAGTCACCATCAGTTGACGGTAGGCATCCTCAGTAATCCATAGAGGTAGAGTGGAAAGCAGAAGGGTCTGTATTTCATCCATCTTGATTAAGTTTTCGGCAAAGGTATATATATATAATAGGTATATAAAAGACCTTAAAACAATGGATTCGCAAGCATTTTGCACTTAACAATAAGCTTCGCCTTATTCAGATGTCTGACGAGCTGAACCTTCGCCGGTATTGTTTTTGTGCCTATTGCATACGTACGTGCGTCAGGAAGTCCAACACTTGCGAGCGTAACGATAGCGCTGCGAGGAACCTTTAGTTCGTTAAAAATGCTCTCGTCCGCTATATCGACAATAAATGTCTTACTACAATCCCAGTACACACCTCCATTTTCTTCTGTTATCGAAGGCTCGAATGTGAACGGATCGGTGCTGAGGACGATGCTTCTTTCCATCCCTCCGAGATAGGAAATCATTAAAAGACAGGAAAACTCTTTCATAATGTTAAATTTTAGAGTGATTATTGCTAATTTTTGAGTGACAGAAATTTACACTCAGTATGTGTTAAAAATAATTAAATACCCCGTTTTTTTTGGTATTTTCGAGGTGTTTTCGGAAAAAGCCGTTGGCGGTAGCGATAAAAGTTCTTCAGGAGCGCATCGGGCGATATAGACCTCAGAGAGTATCTCCTGATGAAATTGTCTACCACATCCTGGTTCCGTAACGGCCTGCCCAGCTCTTCATTCTCAATCATGAGTCGGTGAAACTCGAAATTGAAGAGAAGTCGAATATGCTCTTCTATTTTTTTCGCCGCATTACTGGATAGATAATTGAAGTAAGCCGGATCCTTACCAGGATGTCCATCCATCTTTGAGCGCCGTGAAGGTAGATATATCTTGAGATTACAGTCTTCCATGACATCATGATGAGAGTCGGGCTTGGCCATACAATTCCACACCACATGATACAGATCTGTGGTGTATGGTATTTTTACTCCGCCTGTTTCTGGCTCAATTTCTAGCTTTTTCTGAATGTACTCAGCCAGATAGGGCTCAATTCTAACAGACGCTGTTCGTTTCGAGAGACGTTTTTTTCTTTCCATATCGTTTTTGCTTATTTTTGCTTCCTACCGTCCTACAATCCTACAAATTATAGGCTTACGAATGCAAAGATACTACATTTCAGCGAGTTACACAAATTTTATCAAACATATTTTTGTCCTACACACTCATTTTTTCGTTTCCTACACGTCCTACAATCCTACAAAATGGGGTATTCTGTAGGACGAAATCTCCAAAAGCACCAAAATGTAAAAATTTCCTATTTCCTACAACGTCCTACAATCCTACAGCATTTCCTACAAAACCACAAAAACGCAAAAATACACATAACATACTGATAATAAGATAAATAGATAATAATAATAGTTTGAAAAGAAATGCTCTTGTAGGATTGTAGGATTGTAGGAAGGCATTTTTCTGAAAATCATTTTCAAAACTTCGTTTTTCTCGGTTATTTTTGAAATTTTAGGGGGTACGGGGGATTTTTCGCATCTGGAACACACGTAAATGTAAAGAAATACCCACGCTCGCCCTCCCGGGTTTACGTGGGTAAAAATATGCAAAATTCAACTCAAATTTATGTGGAAAATTTTTGGTTTTCTCGAATATTTTTTGTATCTTTGTATCGTTAAATTGGGGTAGTCTGCACCTTATATAAGGTAGTTTTCTGGCTCCTATCAGAACGGTTTATCCCCATTCTTACCTGCGTCAGTCTCGTCAAATGGTATGCTGCCAGGCTTGTATTGCTGGGCATTAATATCAGTATTAGCCTCTTCATTCACTTCTGGAGTAGTCTGAGCGACGTTCTCGGCGGGGATTTCTCCTCGTCTGAAGTCGATATTATACATCTCCATGAACTTGTCATAGTCGATGATAATTGCACTTGTAGATGTAGAGCGCTCCTTACGCACTCTTACCATCGTCTCCTGGTCATCCGGCTTGGCTACCTCGACGGTCTCCTCCCAGGCGAAGCGCCTGGATGGTACGGTTCCAACATATGATGGATGTGAGCGAAGATTCTGCTCAAGGGTAGATAATGTCGTATTCTCGCTGTTATACCCACTTCTGTCATATATAGAATATACGCTGCTGAGACGAAGGAACAGGACGTGCGTTCCTGGCTCAAAAGCGAACGTTTTCTTATCTCCGTGCGAATCTTTACCCGTAACGCTCTTAGGCTGCTCGATGAGCATTTCTCGGCCAACAAGTACTTGCTTTGTGTCGATCATGTTGTTAACGGCATTGAAGAACATGGCAAGCTTGTCCGTACTTCGAATCAGGGATAGCTGGAACTTTATCTTCTCCTGCACAAGTGCAAAAAACTCATCATACGTGAACGGTAGTTTAAGCTTAGAGTATTGCTCTACAAGTTTCACCATTCCGAGGAAGAGGGAAGCCGTCTTCATGAGTCGGTCCATCTCTCCGGAATTGATTACATCACTCTTGAGCTCGCTGTATGCCTCCTGCTTGAGCGCACGAAAATGGTCCATGACTGCAGGTCTGAGCGACAGCACTTCTAGTAATACGTTGGATAGCCCTATATTCTTCTCTATATTCTTGAGCTCCTCAAACAGCTTAGTCTCCTCCGGTGTCCTGTTCTTAGGCTTAGGGACCTCGCAAATGATGACGCGGCTCATCAGGGCATTGTCATCTCGCTGAGGGGTCTCCTGACCGCAAATAACCACCGGCGCAAATACCTTATCATTCTCGATATCCCTTCCCGAGGTTCCACGGCGTTTCTGCTTTCCGTCTCCATCGTACACAATACCCTTCAGCGCCTGAAACTTGGTATCTGAGATATCCTTGTTGTTGTACTCGTCTAGTACGACTGGCACGTCGCGAAATGTACCCATAATGGTACTCATGGCCGCATCAGTACCTGTATTGAGGTTGAATATCGGAATGGTAGGACTTATGAACAGAGATCGAATTGAAATTGCAATCTGAGTCTTACCTGAAGACATCGGGCCCATAAAGAACGGAGCCGTAAAGAGTCGGTCTAGGCAGTGAATATTACTTCTGAAGGCGCACATCAGCGCGAAAACTATCGCCCATTTACCATTATCATTGATTTTGTACACCTTATTCATTAACGATGCCCATTCTTCGAACGTGACCTGCTTGTTAACAGGTATATCTTCGTACACGAGCTGCGATATCAATTCGTACTTGTCAGATTGCCTTCCGGATCCGGCATATATAGTAGAGAAGGCAGGGAGATAGTAGTTCATATGATTATGGGTCACTACGCCTAGCTCATTAACCTTCTCGAACACATATTTTCCACTTTCGTCTTCATGCGCTATACCGTTGGCGAAGGCGAAGAACTGCTCATCGGTCTTTCGACTCATTCCTTCAGACTGCTGATTGCCGTATGTTTGAATCTCTCGGCACTGAACGAAATGGCGGCTCATATACTCCTTGATACGCCTCCACTGCCACTCTTCGCCGTCCGTGAAATTCACACCTTCATAGTTGATAAGAACATCCTCGATAGTACTCATCTTTTTAAGAGAGCTCGATAGGACTTCAATATACAACGGCTTATCGAAATATCGGCGGTTAACCTTTAATACTCGCTTATTCTGCTCGAAATCCTCGTTGAAGATATGGAGCAGAGGAACCATATAAAAGTCTGCGACCTGCGAGAAGCCACGTCCATTCTTGTTTTGGAACATGTAACAGACCGGTATTCCCTGCTTATTCAGACGGGGATAATACTTGCACTCGCGAAACATCTGGGCGTACTCGCCTTCCCTTGCATAGCTAGGAACCTCATCACCATCGAAGTCATCATCATACAGATCGTCTTTCAGCGCATTTGCCTTCATGACGTTCTTGCGCTTACTGACGAATGGTTTACGGATCTCGTCAAACTGACCCTTAGATAATCCCAACTTACTGCAGTAATGATTCTTGTTTACGGTGATGACTGTCTCTTCTGCGTAGCTTGTCAGTTCTATACACCTGGTAATGATTGGAACCTTGTCGCCCAGAAAACCAGACAGCAAATCTCCATGTATACGTATATAGAAGTCGATGAAGGATTCTACCTTATCTTCATGCATAACTCTGATTTGCGAGATTCCTGCCTTGAACATTTCGGCCAGAGCGGAGAGATAGCTGCTATCATCGCCTGTCGTCGTATCTATGCTGCAGCCTTCTTCAGTTGTGGCTAGATAGCAGCAGATTCGGCGTAGGTTCTGAATATCGGTAGCAGACGGAGTACCAGCTATGTATACGATAGGATTATCACCATATGACTCCATGAAGGTATCGATAGATGATGTTACGATAGCAGGCTCATTATTCCTCAGATTATCCTTCAGATCATCAAGCCCAAAAATACCCTGTTGCATATCTTCTTTCTTGATACTCTCGACATTGCGTCGGATATCCCGAACTTTATCTTCCAGGATCGTCATCTTTGTATCGAAGTCCTTAGTCATGCTCTTCATATACTCAAGACGCAGTCCGGCGTCCTGCACACATGCTACTAGATTAGCGATAGTATTCATGGCTGAAGCGATTGTAGCCTCATCCTTGCATCCGCGAGGGACCAGCATTCTTTTCATCGCTTTAGGGAATGTTTCTGTCGCGTCGATTAATTTCTGCTTTACTCCATCCTTGCAGAGCTGGCCGTAGCTGTCTGGATCATATCCCTTCGGCAAGCGGACGCACCTGACACTCGCTCCTGCCGTCAATAACAGTTCACTATTCTTAACGGCAGCCTTAATCCCTGCGCTGTCCGCATCGTAGATCATTACGACAGACTGGGTAAAGCGCATAATGAGTTTAACTTGGTCATCGGTGAATGCGGTTCCTGATCCGCCGATAACGTTCTCGACACCATATTTATGTAGAGTAATAACATCGAACTGACCCTCTACGAGATAAGCGAAACCCTCTTTCGCTATCGCTCTTTTCGCTTGAAATAATCCAAAAAGATGTCGACCTTTTCTGAAAATTGGTGTTTCTCCGGTATTAACATACTTACCAGCCTTATCGTTCGGAGTGACAATTCTTCCGGAAAACGCAACGACTCTTCCAGACACGTCGTAGAACGGGAACAACACGCGGTCTCTGAAGAAGTCATAGTTTCTCCCGTCTTGAGACTTGCCTACAACTCCAACATCTTCCAATGTCTGCAGACTGTACCCATTCTCTACGAGATACTTCATCGCTACATTACCATTCGGAGCATAGCCCACTCCATATTCCGCAAGCACCTTATCTGTATACTCGTAACCGCGTTTTTTAAGGAAACTCTCCGCTTGCGAGATATTGCCCTGGTAGAACTTTGCGGCAGCAGCAATGGCTATGCGGCGAGATTCAAGCAATTTATACGCAGCGTTTTCTTCCGGAGTAGATTCTTGTTCCGGAAACTCAACATCAGCGAGCTTACAAGCTATTCGCAATGCCTCGCTAAAAGTTATCTGGTTGTATTTTTGCAGAAAGTCCAGAACGTCTCCATGCTCACCACACACAAAACAATGGTACGTCTGTCTTGCCTTATTAACCATCATCGAAGGATGACTGTCATTATGGAACGGACAGATGCCCTTGTAGTTAATGCCCGCCTTCTGAAGATTAATATAGGCTCCTATTACATCAACAATATCAAGTTTACTCTTGACATCGCTAATGAAGTCTGAGTTGATTTTCATATTTCTTATTTTTTTATTGGTCGAACAGATTGAGCTGAAGAGAGTCGAATGCTTCAGATATCGTAATATTGAAGTATTCGGCTACAGCTTTATACTCTTCTGGCTTTATGGCCTTACGTCCGAAGAAGATATCCCAGTATCTTACCTGGTTAATACCAGTCTCCTTAAAAAAGAACTTGCTTGGATGAAAGTCTTCAAGATGACGGAAGCGATACTCAAGCAACTTCTTCAGGCGATTCTCTTTAACAACCTGATGTTTGTCGTCTAGTCTATGCCGAAGAGCGTACAACCGCACGGCCATGACGGAACGGTTGAGATGAATGGCCATATCCTCAAGGCTCATTCTCCCGTAATTCTCTACCAGGTATGCTATCTCATTTTTAGTCCATTTTCTATTACTCATAGTCACATATTGGTCTATTAATATACTCGACGTACCTCTTTAACTTGAGACAGAACCAACCATTAATGCAAGCTCTGCCATCTTTACAAATAACGCATTTCTCTGACATAAGCTATTTTGTTTTTATATGCTCCAGGTAATATGCTGCCACCTGCGCTAGTGACCTTAGCTGAAGCTTAGCCTTAATATTCTCTCTATGTCGTTGTACGGTTTTTACAGATATATAAAGACTATCTGCAATCTCCTGGGCGCGCAAGCCTTTAGATATAAGTTTCACTATATCTAACTCGCGTTCAGTAAGCTTAGAGTCTAACTTAGGCTTGCAGATGACACCCTCCATTCTGCATTCGCCACGCAACGGGCACTTGACCTCCTCAAAATGAAAGAAACCGTCTGCATCGATATCAGGAGTATGAGCGTCATATTCGCCGAAGTTACATCTGCAGAACCTGGACACAATATTGAACTCGTATACCTTGCGATTTAATTCGCTAGCTGTATACTGATTGCATAAAGCCTTAAAGGCCTGTGGATACCTAGTCTTAATTAAGTCTAGCATCTCCCCGATAACCTCGCGACTGTTAACTGTAAGTTCCTGGACAGGCTTGCCCAGTTGCTTGTACATTACATCACCCTCTGGGGTGTTATAGAACTCCACTGATTCCATACTCAACCCTCCGGAAAAAGTTCGCTCTCCTGCATACCTAGATACTCAGCGACAATTCCTCTGCATAGAGCGTTCGGCTTGGATTTGCCCTGAATCCATCTATAGACGGAATTATTAGATACTTTGCATTTCTCAGCAATTTCTCCCACTATTCCACAACGTGGATACGGAAGACTCTTCATGTACTCACTAAAACCCATATTTTTAAAATTTTTGTTTGAAATCATCATTATGTGCGATATTTTTTGTATATTTGCACCATGAGAATTAATAACACGCTGCAAATATATAACATTTCAGTGATACAACCAAACATTTCACTGATTATTTTTGTATTTTTCAGCATTTTGTTTGAATTTTACATATTATGAGTACGGAAAAAGAAAAAGAAGTAACAGAAACTATCAATGAACGCGTGAACAGCATCATTGAAAAAGAGGGTCACACCATTGCTACATTCGCAAAGAAGATTGGTGTACCATGGACCACGATCAAAAATATCGTATCTGGCAGAAATGCCCCTAGTTACGACATTATCGTGAAGATCATTAACGCCGTCGATTGGGTAGACGCTAATTACCTAATCATGGGAGAGGAACTCACGAAAGGCAACCAGGGAAACCTGTTGACAATCGTTGAGAGACAGAACAAGACTATCGAGAGTCAACAGAAAACGATCGATAGGCTTACCAAAAAGATGTTAGAAAACTAAGATTTTTATTGCACCGTTTTGCGAAAAATGAGTCATTTTGCCAAACATTTGTTTTACAATAATCACACAACTGTTTGAGTATCTGTAACTTGTTTGATACGCAACTCGGTGCATTTTCGGTGTTATATATGTAAAAATCGGAAATATCCTAGTTGATTATCAGATAATTACGCTGCAGATTTAGGGATAATAAAACATCAACTTTTTTGTTTTTTTCTTTAAATCCGAATCAAAATCACCAAGATTCTCCCCGGATTTGAATGCAAAAGTACACAATCTATCGGAGATAGAAGACAAATGGTAAG